CGGCTGCCCGGGGATTGGCGACAAGACTGCAGCCAAGCTCCTGGAGCCATGCGAAACCGAGTTGGAAATGTGGCGGGTCGTTGTAGGGGCCTACCGCAAGGCTGGGCAGGACGAATCGCAGGCCTTGAGGCAAGCACGTTGCGCCCGCATCCTGCGCCCCCAGGAGTATGACCTGCAGCGCGAGCTTCCCATCCTCTGGCAGCCTCCGGTAGGCTGACACTGGAACATTGCACTGATGCAGTGCTGAATCCCCTGGTCCCCGACGCTCTCCTGGCCCGCCTGCGCGAGTCGTTCCCCGCGGACGTGGTGAGCATGGGAGCCATGTCTCACGATCGCATCATGCAGACCGTGGGGGAGCAGCGAATCATCCAAGTTCTCCAGCAGTGGCATGACGAGGACGATCCGCTGACGGAGGTGGGCTGATGTGCGGTGGGGCAGCGCCACGTTCGACCATCCAGACGCCCGACTACAAGGCCTACGACCGCATGGCCAATGCGCAGCTGGCAACCATGCAGGCTGCGCAGTCCCCCGCCGTCCTGGCTGCTCAGCAGCAGGTGTTGCTTGCTGCCCAGCAGCAGCAGCAGACCACGGCCGATCTGGTGGCGGCCAAGACCGCTGCGGCCAACGACACCAGCGCGGCCTCTGCCCGGATCGCCGCCCTGGTCGGGGCCCCGCTGCCCGACAAGACCGCCAAAGCGCCGGTGCTGGGCGTCAACCGTGCCGGCATGACCCGGCCGGGTGGGCGCCGGGCGTTGCGCCTCGATCTCCAATCCGCCCCAGCCGGCGGGCTCAACCTTGGGAGCTACTGAACCATGTGCGGCGGACGCCCTCAAAGCCCTCGAACCGTGAAGGCCGGGCCCAGCAATAGGGAGCTGGAGCAGCAGCTGGCCATGCAGCAGCAGGCCCAGGAATCCATCACGGCCCAGAACAATGCACTGGTCACCCAGCTGCAGCAGCAGGCCCAGGCGCTGAACGACGAGACAGCGCGGCGCGCTGCTGAGGTGGCAGCCGCCAGGCAGCCGCTGCAGACGGTGACCAACGCCAACCCCTACACCACATCCACAGGGGCCGGCACTGCCGGCGCTGCACAGGAGCAGACGACCTCCGTCGCGGCCCCACGCAAGAAGGCCAAGGCGGGGGGCGTTGGGCTTCAGATCGGCAGCGCCAGCCTCAGCCTCCCAGGCGTTGGCATCAACATCGGGATCGGCTGATGGAACGCGGAGACTCTGGAGTAGAGCCGTCGCCCCAGGCGGAGCAGAAGGGGCTGGAGCGCGGCACCGCCGAACGCCGGTACAACCAGCTGCGCGGCCACCGTGATTCATGGCTGGATCGTGCCCGCCGGGCCGCACGGCTCACCCTGCCGTACCTGATCCCGCCCGGTGACGACGAACCGGAAACATCGGAGCAGCTGGCGTTGCCCTGGTCTGGGGTTGGCGCCATTGGCGTGAACAACCTGGCGGCCCGGCTGCTGCTGGCGCTGCTGCCGCCCACCGGCGGGTTCTTTCGGCTCACCCAGGACGAGCTCGCGTCGGCCATGGCGGAAGCCGACCTGATGAACCGCGGCGCTCCGGAGGCCGAGGTGGCAAACCTGAAGCAGCAGCTCGAGAAGGGGCTGGCGGTTCTTGAGCGATCAGTGACCCGCGAGATCGAAACCTGCAACGACCGCGTTGCCATGTTCGAGGCCCTGATGCACCTGCTGGTGGGCGGCGCCGTGTTGCTGTACCGGCGGAAGAAGGGGATGAAGGTCTTCCACCTGTCCAAGCACTGCCTGCTGCGCGATCCAATGGGCAGCGCGGTTGAGGCGGTGACGTGCGAAACCTACCTCTACGCCAGCCTGGATCAGAAGCTGAAGGCGGTGCTGGATCAGGCCGACCGCGTGGCTGGCCGCTGGCAGGGGCAGGACGATGCCAGGCGGCAAGCGCGGCGCGTGAAGGTCCACACCCACATTCGTTGGCGGCCCGGCAAGGAAGGCGTTGGCGGCAGGGTCACTTGGTATCAGGAGATCGGCGGGTTCAAGGTTCCAGGCACTGAAGGCGACGAGCCCGCGGAGGCCAGCCCGTGGATCCCGCTGCGCCTGTACCGCATCGACGGGGACAGCTATGGGCCGGGCTACGTCGAGTGGACGGCGATCGCAGACCTGGGCAACAACGAGGCGCTGAACAAGGCCATCACCGAGGGGGCGATGCAGGCCGCCCGCGGATTGGTGGGCCGCAAGCCCTCGGCAATCACCAGCGCAGAGGTGTTCGCCAAGGCGCCCAATGGCAGCGTGATCCCCTCGCAACCGGAGGACTTCTTCCCGATCACCACCGCCGACGTGAAGGATTTGGGCGTGGCGTCGCAGAAAATGGCGGCGCTGGAGGCCCGGCTGGCACGGATCTTCCTGATGCCCGACATTCGGGATTCGGAACGCACCACGGCCGAGGAGGTGCGACTGCAGATCAGGCAGATCGAGCAGATGCTGGGCTCCATCTACTCCATCCTCACCGTCGAGTTCCAGTACCCCTACATCCGCCGGGTGCTGAAGCTGCTGGTCAGCAGCAACAGGCTGCCGGATCTCCAGGACGTGGAGCCCGTTGTGTCGGTGGGCCTGGCCGCCCTGGGCCGGCAGTCCGATGCCGAAAAGCTGGTGCAGTTTGCGCAGCAGGGGGCCGGCGCGCTGCCGGCGCAGTTTGGCGAGCTGATCGACCCGGCCGCCTGGCTGCGGGAGTTCGCCACTGCGATGGGCGTCAACCCGATGCTGGTCAAATCCGACCAGCGCATCAGCAAGGAGCAGGCCGCTGCCGCCCAGGCACAGCAACAGCAGCAGCTGATCAATGCGGGCATGGGCGACCCGCAAAAGCTGGCCAATGCCGGCATGGCCGTCCAGCAGATGGCCGCACCTCAACCCGACGCGCAACCCACTGAAGAACCATGACCGCCACCCCCACCTCCAAGACGCTGGATCAGATCGAGGCCCCGGCCGAGCTGAAACAGATGGTGGATCCCGCCAACCCCCGGCAGGCCGCCATCCTCGATCAGTTCCTCAGCGACCTTGGCATCCCCGACGGCCCGCCGGCCCCGGCCCCCGAGGAGCAGGAAAAGCCGGCCGCACCCGCTGCTGAGGCGAAGGGCGACGGGAAGCTGCTGGGCAAGTTCAATTCGCCGGAGGAGTTGGCCAAGGCGTACCAGGAGCTGGAGCGCAAGCTGGGCCAGAAGGCGCCCGAGCCCGCAGCGCCGGCTGCAGCGCCGGAGGCGTACACGCCCGAGCGGGGCATCGAGGTCTACGGGGAGACGGTGGCTGCAGCGATCGAGGCAGCCGAGATCAACCCGTTCGAGATGGCCGCCAAGCTGGAGGCGGGCGAAGACGTGGCCTCCTATGTCGATGCCCTGGTGGAGAAGGGCAAGCTGCCGCGACCCCTGGTGGAGGCCTACCTGCAGGGCGTGAAGCCGCCGGCCGCCCCCGCCGCCGAGGCCCCCGGCTCGCTGAACGACAACGAGGAGGCCGTGACTGCTCTGATGCAGTCGGTTGGTGGTCAGGCTGAGTTCACCCGGCTGGCGCAGTGGGCCGCCGCCAACCTCTCCCCCGCCGAGAAGGCGGACTACCAGGCCGCAGTGGATGCGGGCAACGTGCTGGCCGCCCAGTGGGCGCTCCGTGCCATTCAGGCCCGTGCGGCAGGGGGGACGCGATCGGAGCCCGACTTCCTGGGCGGCGGGCTGGCGGCCAGTGAAGCCGCCGACGTGTACGAAAACCGCAGCGAATGGCAGAAGGCCAGGTACGCCACGGACGACAACGGCAACGAGCTCTACACCCGGGACGAGGGCTATCGCCAGTCCGTGGATGCCAAGCACCAGCGGTCAAAACGCGCAGGCAAGTGGTAGCTTGTGAGTGGAGTTCTCCACCCTTGTAGTCATCGGGGCCGCCTGAGAGGCGACAACTCTGGATTGACGGGAGGCGATGGGTTCCAAGAAACGAACCATCCACCCTTTTTCCAGCCATGTCTGCTGACCTGCTTTCGCTGTCCCGGTTGGGGCAGCAGAGGGGAACGGGCGCCACTGATGCCCTGTTCCTCGATCTCGGCTCCGACGAACTCCTGACCGCCTACGACAAGAAGAAAATCTTCTCCTCCAGCGTGAAGGGGCAGACCATCAAGGGCGGCCGCAGCATGCGGTTCATTGTGACCGGCCGCCGGAAGGCCGGTTACCACACCCCGGGCACCCCGATCGACGGCACGACCAACGCGCCGTCTGACGTGAACAGCCGCATCCTGTATCTGGATGGGCTGATGATCGCGGATGAAACGATCTACGACCTGGACGAACTGCGTGAACACCCGTCCACCAGGGCGGAGATCATGCACCAGCTCGGCCAGGCGCTCGCGGATGAGCGCGAGGCCCGGATCGCCCGGATCCTGTTTGCTGCGGCCAACGTCAACACTGAGGTGCTGGCAAAGACCATCAACACCGGCCGCACCGGTGACAAGATCACCTTGAGCGCTGGATTCGCCGCGGCTTCCAATGAAGCCAAGGGCGATGAGCTGTACGCCGCCATCAAGGCCCTGGCAATCCTGAAGCAGAAAAAGCATGTTCCGATGGAGAACATGGTCTGCGTCGTGACTCCAGACGTTGCCGGCTGGCTCGCTGATTCCAAGCGGGTTATCAACGCCGACTTCAACGGGGGCGGCGGCGCGAATGGCAGTGTCCGCGAAGTGTTCGCCGGCCGCATCTACGGTGTGCCCATCTACTGGTCCAATTTCGTCAGCCAGCCGGCTTACACCCTGCAGACCGGCGACAACTCCAACTCCGCCTACGCCCAGGATCTGTCCAAGTGCCAGGCGATCCTGTATCACCGCGACGCAATGGGCGTCCTGAATCTGCGGCAGCCCAAGCTGCAGATGACGGCCAGCGGTGGCGACTACAACGTGCAGTACCAGAGCCAGCTGCTGGTGGCTTCCATGGCCATCGGCATGGGCGTTCTCAGCCCCGAGTGCGCCGGCTGCATCGTCACCCCGTAAGCTGTCGCGGGGAGTTGTTGACAGGGCCCCTGGCTACGGCCGGGGGCTTTTCTTTGCGCGTATCGGTAGGATTGATCTGCACCCCTGCAGGCAGTCATGGGCCTGGCCAACCAAGCTGCCACGCCCGGGAGGACCAGCCTGCTGGAGGCGGTGAACATCTGCCTGGCGGTGATTGGCGAGGCGCCGATCAACACGCTGGACGCCCAGCAGATCGGGGAGGCCGCGCAGGCCGAGCGCACCCTGCTGGAGTATCACAAGGAGGGGCAGGTTCGCGGGTGGGGCTGGAACCGCGAGAGCGGCGTGGCCTTCCAGCGGGACGAGACGACCGACGAAGTCCTGCTGCCCGGCAACGTGGTGCGGTGGGCGCCGGATCGGCTGGAGTGGAACAACCGCTTTCAGGCCCGTGGCGGCCGGGTCTACGACACGCAGACGCGCAGCTATGCCATCGCGGCGGAGGTGGTGCCGATCACGGCCGACATCACCACGCTGCTGTCCTGGGATGAGTGCCCCGAGGCCTACAACCGCTGGGCGACGATCCGTGCGGCGCGGGTGTTCAGCAACCGGGCGGTGGGCAATGTCTCCACCTACCAGCTGACGCAGGCGGACGAGGACCAGGCATGGGCCGACCTGCTGCGCATCGAGCAGGAGCAGAGCCAGCCAAACGCGGTCACCGGCACGGAGGCCTGGGCCACCTTCCGGCCGGCGATGGGCCTGGGGCGTCGTGGCGGGTGGTCCGGTGGCGCTGGCTGGCCCGGCGATGGCGGCCTGTACCTGGGCGGTGTGGGCGGGAGTGGCAGCGGCGGCGGCGCAGAGCTCCCCCAGCCGCTGGGGCCTGACGCGAGGCCGACGTTTGCCGGCGTGACGCTGAGCGACCTGGCGGGGAACCTGGGCGACCTGTGCGCGCTGGACGCCAACGGCCGGGTGGTGCGCCGGGAGCTGCCGACTCCCGCCGAGATCGGGGCGGTCACCCTGGAGCAGGCCGCCGCAGCGGCGCCGGTGCAGTCGGTGGCGTTGAACGGGCCGGCCGGCTGGAGCGTCGGCAGCACCAATGCCGGCGGCAGCGTCACGCTGAGCCTGGCCCTGCCGGCGGGCACCAGCCTGGTGTCAACGGCTGATCGAATCGACTGGGACCTGGCCTACGACGAGCGCGGCGAGTGGAACGGGGGGGCCGTCAACCTGAACCCTGCGACGGGCAGGGCCAGCCTGCAACTGGGCACGGCGGCGCAGGCCAGCACCGGCGACTTTGCCACGGCCGCTCAGGGGGATCTGGCCGCCTCGGCGGTGCAGCCGAGCGACTCCCGCCTCTTCGACTCCCGCGAGTGGTCAGCAGCGACCATTGACCAGGCCGAGGCAGAGGCCGGCACTGCAGCGACCCGGCGGGCCTGGACCGCGCAGCGTGTGCGGCAGGCCGTGGCGGCGTGGTGGGCGGCGACCAGCTCGGTGTTTGGGCGCAACTGGGCAACGCTGGCCAACGCGGCTGCGGGGCGAACGGAGCTGGGGCTGGGCACCCTGGCCACTGCCAACGCCGTCAGTCCCCCGGCACTGGGCGGCACCACGCCAGCCCCTGGCGCGTTCACCAATCTGTCGGCATCTGCTGAGCTGACGCTACCTAGCGGCGCGCCTGCCACACCAACTGCCAGGGATATATATGCAGTCGGAAACACTGTTCGCCACCGGGATAGCGATAATACGGAGCGCACGTTTCTTGATAATATCGACAACCTAGCAAATCTGGCTAGTCCTGCGATTGCGTTTCTTAACGTATTTGCAGGCGACTCAGGCCACCCAATCGTCAATTCGCAGCCTACTGCGATCGGCAATGGCGGAACAGGGGTGTCGCTTGATTTGACGCAATTTTCCTTCTACGGGGCTGGCCCATCTACTGGCACCACTGCCACCGGTGCGGCTGGCGTTTTCGTCAACCCTGGCATGAGTCCCACGTGGGCCGTCGCCAGGGGCAGGCTACCTTTGCAGCTGTTTAGACGGATACATTTTTCGGCATTTATTCGCATCCCAACCCTGTCAGACGCCACGGACACGTTTACTATTTTCGTTGGTGGATACGAAGAACTGGCCGGTTACGCGGCGCGTAACTTTGTCGGTGCGCAGATCACAGGTTCCACTATCGCAGCTGCTTCCATTGTGGGCGGAGTTGTTACGCTGTCAGGCGCTTCGGCGGCCGTGACGGCTAACACCTGGACTAAGATCACGGTTACTTATGATGCGTCGTCTTTAAGTGTTCGTGTCAACAACGGAACGGCTTTAACAATAGCATCCGGCTTCCCCGCTAATGTCCTGGGCTGGGGTGTAGTTATCGGCAAGACCGCCGGGACAAACAATAGAAACGTAAACGTACTCATGAGCCCAACATTTATCGGTTGGGCCGCCCCCGCCTAATCCCATGAGCCAGCTTTACGTCTTCAAAAACCCGGATCAGCACACCAGGGCCGTAAAGGTTTATAACGACACATCGCCCGGCACGGGCTTCGAGGCGATGTCAGAAGAGGAGTTTGAGGCCTGGCTCCAACAGCAGCCACCACCCTTGATCGTGAGCACACCAGAGCCGGACTGGGATTCATTTCGGCGGCTGGCGCTGGGCAGCCAGACCATCGCGGCGGCCATGGCAGCAGCTAGGGCCAACAGCGACCCGGACATGGACGCGGCCGGGGTGCCTCCAGGCGAGCCGGCGGCCACATATCTGGCCGCGGCCTATGACGCGGCGGCGGCTGGTGATCTCACCCGGCTCCAGGCCGTGTGGCCCGTGCTGGTGGTGCGCGGTGGTATCGGGCCCCAGGACCGCGAGGAACTGGCGCAGCACGCCGAAGCTCTGAGCATGCCGGCGGCGCTGGTGGCGATCCTGCGGGGGCCGTGATTCAGATGCTCGCCTCCTACTCGATCCCCAACCTGATTCAAGGCATCAGCCAACAGGCTGATTCTCAGCGCGACCCGACGCAAGGGGATGCCCAGATCAACGGCTACAGCTCATTGGCCGATGGCTTGCGCAAACGGGCCGGTACGGAGGTGCTGCGCAGGCTGAGCACTGTCCCGCTGGGCGACGTGTTCTTCCATTCGATCCTGCGAGACAGCGGCGAAAAGTATCTTGCGATCATCAGCAAGACAGCGATCAGGGTATTTGACCTTGACGGAGTAGAGAAGACGGTCGCCGCACCATCGGGTTACAGCTACCTGTCCACGGTTGTGAGTTGCGCCAGCGACATTCGCGCATCCTCGATTGCCGATTACACCTTCATCAGCAGCACCAAGCGGGTGCCGGCGATGGCTGCTGCAGTGGCGCCTGCAGTGGCGCGGCCTGCGGCCCATGAGGCGCTGGTGTGGATCAAGGCCGCCAACTACGGGCAGACCTATCGCGTGAGCGTCAACGGCACGCTGGCCACGGTGACGACACCTGTGCAGCCGGTATCGACCAGTGGCAGCACGGTGACGGAGAACAGGATCAGCACGGCCTCGATCGCCACGGAGGTGGCCACGGCCCTGGCCGGCGTCAGCGGCGTCACGATCACCCGCGAGGGATCGGTGCTGCATCTGACCTCCTCCAGCGCCATCACGGTGTCGGCCACCGATGCGCGGGCCAACGCCGACATAACGGCCATCACCAACCGGGTGCAGGTGTTCACCGATCTGCCGACCATCGCCCCCCGGGGGTATCAGGTGGAAGTGACCGGCGACCCGACCAACCGCTACGACGGCTACTTCGTCAGCTTTGTGCCGCGGGGTGCCGCCGCAACCTTCGGGGAAGGGGACTGGCAGGAGACCGTTGCCCCGGGGATGCCGTATCAGCTGGATGCGGCCACCATGCCCCATCTGCTGGTGCGGCTGCCGGATGGCACCTTTCACTTCGGCCCCGCCAACGGCACCACCCAGGGCGGCGTGACGATCCCCAGCTGGGGGCAGCGCACCGCAGGGGACTACGACTCGTCGCCGGATCCATCGTTTGTCGGCTACCCGATCCAGGACGTGTTCATCCACCGGAACCGGCTGGGGTTCCTGGCCGACGAAAACGTGATTCTCAGCCGGGCGAGAAGCTACTTCGACTTCTTCCCCGAAACGGTGACGGGGATCCTCGACAGCGACCCCATCGACCTGGCGGCCAGCAGCAACAAGGTGTCGGTGCTGCGCCATGCGGTGAGCTCGCAGGATGAGCTGCTGCTGTTCTCCGATCAGCTGCAGTTCCGTGTGTCGAGCAGCGATGCGGCGCTGACACCGGCGACGGCCACGGTCACGGTGCTGACGGCGTTCGAGGCGGACACCACGGTGAAGCCGCTGCAGGTGGCCGGCGGCGTGGTGTTCGCCCAGGCCAACGGGCTGTGGACGCAGTTCAGGGAGTTTGGCGTTCGAGGTGTCGGCACTGCGCTGACCGGCACGGCCCCCAGCCTCACCGACCATGTGCCCACCTACATTCCGGCAGGCGTGGTTCAGCTGGCCGGCAATGACACCGCCGGCATCTGGTTTGCGATCACCAGGGCGGCCGGGTCTGAAGACAGGATCTACACCTTCAAGTTTGCCGATCGCCAGGGCGGGTCAGGTGTTGAGCGGATCCAGCGCAGCTGGTCGCATTGGCAGCTGACGGGGGCCAGCCGGGTGCTGCAGATCCTGTGCGTTCTCGAGACGCTGTACCTGGTGACGCAGTATCCCAACGGTGAGGTGTGGCTGGAGAAAGTGGCGGTTGCCGACCGCCTGAGCACCGACGCCCTGACCACGCTGCTGCTGGATCGCATGGTGACCACCACGGCTGCGACGCCGGCGGTGGTGCGCGTTGCCCCTGGCGTCTACGACGCGATCGCCGGCACCACGACCTGGACGCTGCCTTATCAGGCGCAGGCGCTGACGCAGGCCTGGAGCCTGTACAGCACGGGGCAGAACGGCGGGGTGCTGCTGGGCAGCGCGACGACCGGCAACACGATCACCGCCAGAGGCAACTGGAGCGCAAAGGCGGTGGCGTTTGGCGAGCCGTTCGAGTTCCGGTATCGCTTCAGCCGGTTCAAGGTGATGGAGGACCAGGGCGGCGGCCGGGTGGCCAGCAACGTGACCCGAGCACAGATCCGGCACGCGAAGCTGAGGTATCACGACACCAGCTTTTTCAAGGTGGCGGTGACGGCAGAGCGCCGCGACCCGGCGACCTACACCTTCGACGGCTGGCAGCTGGGGGTGAGGAACAGCCAGATCGGCAGCACCCTGAATCAGGGCCTGGACATTGAGGACCGGAGCCTGTTCGAGGGGGTGTTCAGCATCCCAATCCAGGCCCGCGGCGAATCGTGCGCTGTGGATGTGGTGAACGCCACCCCCAACCCGTGCATGTTCAGCGGGTGCGACTGGATCGCGCAGGTGACGACGAAGGCGCAGAGGCTGCGATGAAGTGGGGCCCGGCCACGTTGCAGGCGGTGGAACATGTGGCGCTGAATCTGCGGCGCAGCGACGAACTGGAGTGCCGCTACGCCTATGGCATCACGGGCGCTGAGGCGCTGCTGGAAGCCTGGGGAGACTCAGAGGTGGTGCAATCCATCTGTGGAGACGATGGCGAGCCGCTGGGGATCGCCGGCTTGAACGGGACGGTGGTGTGGCTGCTGGGGACCAATGGCCTCACGGCGACACGCCAACGGCGAAGCGCTCTGGCGGTGGGTGGCCGGCGGTGGGTGGAGGGCCTGCTGTCCATGCAGCGCAAGGAAGGCAAGTCTCCATACCTGGAGAACTGGATCTTCTGGGCCAACGTAGAATCGGTGCGTTGGCTGCGATCCATGGGCTTCTTTGTTGCCACGCCTGCTCCCATGGGCCCGAGCTGCCAGCTGTTCAGCCATGTGTGGAGGAGCTGATGCTGATTGATCCGGTTTCGCTCGGCGTCGCAGCAGTTTCTACAGGGCTAAACCTGGCAACCGGTTCTGCCCAGGCGAAGGCGCAGGCGCAGGATTACAAGAACCAGCGGGCGTACCAAAGCGCCGTGGCTCGATTCAACCAGTGGCAGGCTGGATTGAATGTGAGGCTGTCGAACGCGCAGGCGCAACAGCAATACTGGCAGGAGACGGTCAACTACAACCAATCGCTGGGGTATTTGAGCCAGCTGCGCAGCTTTGAGCTGGCCAAGGAAGCCAGCCAGGCTGATGTGGTTGGGCAGACCAGGGCTGCCGCTGGCGCCGAGTTTGTCGTCAACAGCGAGGCGCTGGCGCAGCAGCAGCAGGAGGCGGGGATGGCGGAAGCCGTCGCCTTCCAGCAGTATCAATATCGGATTCTGCAGCAGTCCAGTGCATACCAGGCCCTGGCGCAGGAGGGGAACACGGCGGACAGATTTGTGGCTGATTTTGCCCGGCAGATGGGCGATTATCAAACGCTGAGTGAGATTAACGAACGCCTCCGCAGCCGGCAGTACAAGCGGGATCGGCTCTCCCAGGTTGTGCAATTCCTGAACGCATATAACAGCCAGCCGTTCTATCAGAAGCAGCAGTACCAGGATCCCATCGCTCCGTACCCGCCGCTGCCTGCGCTGCTGGCGCCGACGGCCCCGTCAATGACCGGCGCAGCCCCGGGCGGCATGGGAGTCCTGCAGACGGGATCCGCGCTGCTGGGCGGGTTCAACACCTACACGAACACGGCGAGCGCTGTCCGCAACCTGGCAGCCGGAGGGACGGTCAATGGCTCGACAAACTGACGGTCAGATCACGCCGGCGGCGCGGCCGGTTCAGGCGTTCCTGCAGCCAACGCGGGTCAGCCTGCCGGAGCCCAGCCGGCCCGTGCAGCTGCCTGGCATGGGGCAGTCGGCGGTGGTGCAGCAGGGGGCTACCCCCAGCGTCCAGGGGTCCAACGCCTTCGAGAGCTTGGCCCAGAGCCTGGAGGTGTTCAACCGCCAGCTGACGCCCACCCTGCAGCAGCTGGGCCTGCAGTACGCGGACCAGCAGATGCGGCGTGGGGAGCAGGAGCAGCTGGCCCGTGCGCAGGCGCTGAAGGGCCTGGCGCAGAACGATGCCGCCATGGAGCAATCCGAGGCCGAGCACGCCAAGGCCAACCGGAAGCTGGCGCGGAAGGACGCAGCGGCCGGCGAGATCATGGCGCTGCTGAACCCCTACCGGCAGATGGGGGTCGAGCGCGGCATGGCGAAGATGGCGGGCGCAGAGATCGCCATGGGCTTGCCTGCGTACATCGAGCAGCGGGGCCACCTGATCGACGTACTGGCGCCAGACCAGGGGCAGGGGGCGGTGCGGAAGCTGACCGATGAATACTCGGCGCAGCTGATGCAGCGGTACGGGCTGACTGCCGAGACGCCAGCGTTCCAGCGGTTTGCAGCACCAGAGATTGAGAAGGCCAGGGAAAAGATTGGCCTGCAGATTGCCAAGGATCGCAAGGATCTGCTGGATCAGAAGTCGGTTGATACCGCTGCCGCGATGATGAAAAGATTATATGACACCGCGATTACATCTAGGTATGTCGAAGCTGACGGGACCAGATATGCGTTAACCGGCTCTCCTGCCGACGATCAGCGATTTTATGCCGTGCTGCGTGGCCAGCTGCAGCAGGTGCTGAACCAATCAACGACGCTTGGCGTACTGCAAGGCGAAGGGCGCAAACGGCAGCAGGCAATTTTCACCAAGCTGGCCCAGCAGGGCTGGTTTGGCAGCTCCGGCTTGCAGCAAATGGTTGGCAGCTTGGAGTCGAGCGAACCGTTTACGGGGGAAGACGGAAAACCAGTCCTTGATCCGGCTACCGGCAAGCCCAAGTTCTTCTTGAGGCTGGAGGAGGTTTATGCCAATGAAGACCTGGATGCAAGGATTAAATATGGCGCTGCTGGCAGGGAAGAACTGAAGGCAGCGAGAACGAAGCTGCTCGAAGGCGCCCAAGGGTTTGATACCTATATCTGGAACAAGATTGGCGGAATGGCCCCTGGCCCAGAACGTGAGCTTGCGAGAGATGCGGCGGTTGGGGAGTTCTGGAATAAAAATCTGGACGCCCTGGAGAAGCTGGACATATCTCTGCTGGAGCTGGTAAGCCGGTCGAAGAAAGCTGGAGATATAAAAACCTCTCTGTACTTTGAGAGCCAGCCGGATCCATTGATGCCCGAGCGGGAGCTGGCCGACATGGCAACCAGGGCTGGGTCTGCGTGGAATTTGAAGGCCGAGATTCAGCGGGGCGAGTTAATCGCACGTCAATTTCGAGACCCGGCCAAGGGTGCTGAGTTCTTGGCAAAATGGAACCGAACGGCACGCCAATACGATCAAGAATACGCGAGCATGAGCAAGTATAAGGACGCCCGGGATGAGTCAATCAAGCTCTGGGCCACCCAGAACTTGAACACTTACTACGGCCCCTCGGATAAGAAAAACCAGGGCGATCGAAACACTTCCCTGAGCCGCCAATGGCAAGCGGCCGTGCCCTACGTCAACAAGGCCTTGATGGATGCGCTGGCGGCGAAGAAGGGTGCAGCGCTGACGGATTCCGAGGTTCGAGCGATTGCGGGGACTGCCCTCAGCAAGTACGGCACCGGGCCTGATGGCGACCGGATCAAGGCCTATCTGTTTCCGGGCAGCAAGGAGGTGCCTGGCTACGCCCCCGGCGTGACGCCCAAGACAAAGCCGCGCAACTTCGGGGTTGGCCCAACGCAGACCCCACTTGGCACCGGTGCGCCTCAGCCGTACAACGGCAAGCTCTACAGCCTGAAGGACCTGGGCACGATCCCCGATCAGAAGGTGCTGCTGCGGAAGTACGCCTCGATCCCGATTTTTAACCCTCCCACGTTGCGCTCACTGGTTGACGACGTGATTGCCGGCCGGCCGTGGCCCAAGGCGTTCGAGCGGGCATGGCGCGATGCAGGGGCGCCCAACGGCGGCGAGTTCCTGCTGCGGCAGATCGACCACTACGACAAGGGCGACGAGAAGGCGTTCGACCTGCCGGAGGAGCTGCGGCGCAAGGTGCAGAAGCGGGCATCAGCAGCGGCTGGCGCTGGCGACTTTGCGGTGAGCCAGCAGGCCACATACGAGCGGTTCCCGAACCTGGCGGCGGTGGGCGGCCAGCTGATGAACGTGGTCTTCGGTGTTGCGCCTGCCAGAGCGGCATCCATGAACACCAGCTACCAGGCGCCGGTGAGCGGCCGCAACTGGACGGCGAACACCGCCAACGGCGCGGCGCTGGTGACGGTCGCGGATCGGCTGGGGCTGGACCCTGCGGACCTGGCGGCAATCTTCAGCTTCGAGACCGGGGGCAGCATGTCGCCAGCGGAGCCCGGCAAGGGGAAGGCCAAGGGTCGCGTGGGCCTGATCCAGGCCGGCCCTGAAGAACGCAGGACCTACGGCATCCACGCCGGGCAGACGTTTGCCCAGCAGCTGGAAGGCGTGGCGCGATACCTGGTGGCGCGAGGCGTGCGGCCCGGCATGGGCCTGATCGACGTGTACTCCGCCGTGAATGGCGGAAACGTCAGGGAAGGATGGCGCGCTGATGGCAACGGCACCGTGCCACGGGCGGATTCAACACGCCGAAGGCTGCTCGAACACCGCGCCCAGGCGATCCGCCGCCTCGGCCTTTCACCCAGGAACTGACCCATGCCCTACACCTACGAGAAGGACAAGAACGGCCGCTGGCGCGTGAAGGGGCGAGCCAGTGGCAGTGAGGCCATGCCGGTGACGGGCGGGGGCTTTGGATCAAGCAAGAAGCCGGCGCAGCGCAAGCCGAAGGAGGAAAAGCCGTGGTGGCAACACCTCACCCCGGCGGGCATCGTCAATGACCTCAAGTACGAGGCCAAGCGGGCGGCGGCGTTTAACCGCACCCAGCCCAAGGGGCGGAACGTGAACCCGGTTGTGGGCCGGCTGCTGCCGATCGTGCCGCATCTGTCCCCCGCGGCACGCCAGGTGCTGGCTGGCAGCACGGTAAGGGCCGGGGCGGATGCAGCGCTGGCAGCGGTAAACCTGGCTCAGCGTGCATGGGGGAACTACACCCGCACCACGAACCCGTTTGTCAGGGTGGCAGTCGGGGCGAATCCACTCATGGCCCTGCCGGTGCTGGGCCTGCTTGGGTCGGCCCGAGATCCTGAATCCACGGCAGCGGGCAAAGCGATCATCAGCGCGCAACGGGCAGCGACCGTGGCCCTGGGCGCACGGCTGCCAGAGGAAATGTCGCCGTCGGATAAATCGGTCTACGAAGACCTGCCGGCGAATGTGGCCGCCAATGTGGGGTTGGCGTTTGTGCCGGGCATGAACGTCGGCCGAGCCATCAAAGGCGCGGGCGTTGCAGCCAAGGCAGCGCGATGGGGCGTCAATGCGATGGCGAACGAGGGGGCCAGCAGCTTCTTCACCGACTCAACCATGGGCGGCCCCAGCGCACTGCTCAAGATGGTTGGCGTGCCGGTGCCGGATGCGCTGTCGGCCGACCCGACCCGAGACGATCGAGTGTCCGCGGCCATCCGCGAAATCCTCCCTGGCATGGCGATCGCCGCACCGCTCGGCGCCGGGGCGGCGCTGCTCGAACGGGCGCCGCACATTGCCCGCAGCATCCGCGACAACCGGGTGGCGCAGGACCTGCGGAAGGCCAGGCAGCGCACGGTGGAAGGCGGCCTGCAGGAGGTGGACCCGATCACCGAGCAGCACGGCTTCACCCAGACGGCGAAGACCGCGCCGCCCCCGCAGGCCCCGCCGGCGGCACCGGCCCCGCAGCCTTCGCAGCCCAAGTCGATTCTGGAGCAGGATGCCGACCTGCTCGGCATGACGCCCGAGGAGCTGGCGAGCCGACGGGGGGCGCCTGCGCCGCAGCCTGCGCCGGCCCCTGAGGCTGCCCCGCGGCCGATCCCCTCCAGGGCGAGCGACGACTTCGCGGACTTTGGCGGCGCCCGTGAAGGGGGGCAGTTGCCGCAGGCTGATCCGGCGTTCGACCCGTGGACCAGCGCACCGCTGCAGAAGCCGGCGGCCGAGGCGGTCCCAGCCCCTGAGGCGGCCCCAGCCCCCGCTGCTCCTGCTGCCGCGGCGGCGGACGACGCGGCCGATGAGTTCTTCGACCCCGAGCTGCCGGAGATCGACCAGGTGGCGCTGGCCCTGGACCGGCTCGACCCTGACGTGCTGGACGAGATCGCGCAAACCCCGGGCCCGGTGCTGCCGCGCATTGAGGAGGCCCTGGCCAGCCAGCAGCCGGTGATGCCACGGCCGGAGCTGACGGCCGCCGACGTGACGGCCCCCACCGACAAGCTGGCCGAGAACCAGTTCCTGACCCGTCGGGACGAATGGGCCAACCTGCGCAGCGACGAACTGCTGGGCGTTTTCCACCCAGAGGTCAACCCGGGCCTGTTCGATGTGATCCACGCCCGCACCGGCCGGGCGTTCGAGGAGCTGACCCGCGACGACGCGCTGGAAACGCTCACCGCCTTGGCCGATCAGGGCGCGACGGTCATGCCCGATCGCCTGAAGGCCGGCATCGAGCTGGCCCGGACGGCCGACCTGGTGGCTGACCCTGCGCGGTTCCAGTACAAGCTCAACACCGACCGCCGGGGCGTGCAGCGCGGCAACAGCCTCGAAGGGCTGGACCGCTGGAACACCAGCATGGAGAACACGTTGCTGGTGTGGGAGGACCCGGCAACAGGCAAAACCTATGTGGTCAACGGCCACAACCGGTTGGCGAAGGCACTGGAGCTGGGGATCCCCACGCTGCCGGTGAGGCGGCTGCTGGCCAGCACTGCCGAACAGGCGCGAGCACTGGGCGCCATGGACAACATCGCCAGCGGCGGTGGCACGCCATGGGATGCGGCGAAGTTCTTCCGCGACGCGAAGATCCAGGACATGGGGCAGGCGCAGAAGGCGGGACTGCCGTTGCGCTCCGGCCACGCCGAGAGCGGCCTGCAGCTGGCCCAGCTGCCCGACAACATCTTCCAGGCCGGCCTGACCGGCGAGCTCCCCGAGGCGCGGGCGCTGGCACTGGGCGGCTCCGGGCTGAGCCCCGAAAAGATGCAGTCGGTGTGGAAGAAGTATCAGGAGGAGAAGTTCTTTCAGTCCGAAGAAAACTTCCAGCGGCTGATCGACCTGGCCCGGGGCACGCCGACCGCGGCGGCCAACGGCGGCGGCCGGGTGACGCAGGGGGAGATCCCTGGCTTCGAGACGGCCGCAGAGCGCGACCTGACGGTGCAGAAGATCAAGCTGGTCAACAAGGTTCGGGCCAACCTGGCGACCGACAAGCGGGCATTGAAGGGGGCCTCCCGCAACGCCGGCACACTTGAGGCGAAGGGCAACAGCCAGATCGACGCACAGACCGCGATGCAGGCGGGGATCGACGCCGAGCAGCTGGGCCGGGTGTTCGATCAGCTCTGGTGGTCACCGGACAACGAGGTGAGCGCACTGCTGAACGCTGGGGCAGCGGAGATTGCCGCCGGCGCCAAAGCGGACGTGGTGGCCCGCCGCATCCAGGGAG